ACCAAAACTACTACATTTTTTAGAGCAAGTCATGAAGAAAATGATAGTTCTGCGGCTTTATCATATCAAACAGATAAAGATCTTGGACAGGGAACAGGCGACCAACAATTAGCTCAGTCATTAAGTGCAGATAATGATGGTAATGTTAGTGGAAAATTATGGTTATTTAAGCCTTCATCAACTACTTTTGTAAAGCATTTTATTGCAACAATGAATGAAACACATGGAGGCGATATATCTATAAACACTCGTGTTGCAGGTTATTTTAATACAACATCTGCTGTTGACGCTATTCGATTTCAAATGGCAAGTGGAGAAATTCAAGGTGGAACAATACAAATGTTTGGAGTACATTAATGGCAACGTATTCATCAATAGCTCATAATTTTACACCTCCTTCTGCTACTACATCAACACAAGTTGGAGCAGGTGCAATGACTTTACTTAAAACTGTTACTGCTGATGATAGCAGTGATGTTAATTTTAAAGATGGTTCTAATGACGTTGTTATGGATAGTACATACAAAACATACATATTTGAATATATAGAAGCTCATCCTGTAACAGATAACGTAGAATTTAGATTTCAAGGTAATGCATCGGGAGCTAGTGGTTTTAATGAAACAATGACTACTACTATATTTAGAGCACAAAATGATGAAGGAGGTACAGATACTAACCTTCTTTATAATCCTGCCGGAGACCAAGCAAATGGCACAGGATTTCAAATGATAACACAAACTAATGCTGGTAATGCTAATGATGAAAGTTCATCTGGAGAAATGTTTTTATTTAATCCTAGTTCTACTACTTTTGTAAAACATTTTATATCTAGATTAAATACAACTTGGTCGGGAAATGGTACATTTGAAAAATATGCTGCTGGATATATTAATAATACAGCGGCTGTAACTAGAATACAATTTAAAATGAATGCAGGCACTATAGATTCTGGTTTAATTAAACTTTATGGAATAAAGGATAGCTAATGAGTATTGTAAAATTATCAAATAATGGAGTAAAAAACGCAACTGCATTTGGAAGTATTTCAGCATTAGGTAGTATGACATTTATTAAAAAACTAACAGCTTCTTCATCTGGAACTTTAGATTTTGTTGATGGTACAAGTTCGGTTGTTTTAGATAATACTTATACTGAATATTTATTTACTTTTAATAATATGCATCCCCAAACAGATGAAGTAGATTTTTTATTTCAAGGTAATGCTGCTGGAGGAAGTGGATATGATGAAACTATTACATCAACTCAATTTTGTGCATATCATGATGAAGGTGATAGTGATACTAATTTAACTTATCAAACTACTAGAGATCAATCTCAAGGAACATCTTTTCAAATGCTTACAAATAAAGTCGGTAATGGCAATGATGAACATACATCAGGATATTTACATTTGTTTAATCCTTCATCAACTACTTTTGTAAAAAATTTTACAGCTCGTCTTATTGATTATCACTATCAAAATTATGTTCTTGATAATTACACAGCAGGATATTTTAACACAACTTCAGCAATAGATGAAATACAGTTTAAATTTAGCTCAGGCAATATAGATTCTGGGGATATTTGCCTTTACGGAATTAGTTAATCATGATACATAAAAATAAAGGAGAAAACTATGCCAAGATATCACAATATAAACGGTAATAAAGTACAGTTTACAGCTGAAGAAGAAACAGCTAGAGATGCCGAAGAAAAAGCATGGGCAGATGGTGCTGTTGCTAGAGCACAAGCTAATCTTAGAGTTAGAAGAAATAGACTTTTAGCTGAAACTGATTTTTATGCTTTATCTGATGTGACTATGTCAGACGACATGAAAACATATCGTCAAAGTCTTAGAGACTTTCCATCAGGAAAAGACACTGTTGCTAAATGTGACGATGCTACATGGCCAACTAAACCTTAGCAGAGCATAGGTATATACCATGTTACAAAAAGTAAAATTTGCACCTGGGTTCAATAAACAAGTTACTGGAACTGGCGGTGAAGGTCAATGGATTGAAGGTGATAATGTTAGATTTAGATATGGCACGCCTGAAAAAATAGGTGGTTGGGCACAACTAGGTTCAGTAGATTTAACAGGACGTAACACAGCAATTCATCATTTTGTTAATGCTAGTGGTATTAAGTTTGCAGCTTTAGGAACAAATAGAATTTTATATGCATACTCTGGTGGTATTTTTTATGACATCCACCCAATTAAATCTACTACAACTTTAACATCAGCTTTTTCTACAACAAACGGATCCGCAACTGTAACAATAACTTTTGCATCAGCACATAATATAAACAAGGGTGATATTATTTTATTAGACAATTTTACATCTATAACAAATTCTGATTTTACTTCTTCTAATTTTGACGACAATAAATTTCAAGTAACAACCATACCAACAAATACTACACTAACTGTTACCATGGCATCTAATGAAACTGGATCGGGAGCAAGCACATCTGGTGGTATTAGAGTTAAACATTATTATCCTGTTGGACCAGCAGTTGAAGTTGCAACAACAGGTTGGGGCCTTGGATCATGGGGTGGTGTTCAACAAGGACAATTTACATCTACCTTATCATCAGAAATTAACTCTAGTGTAACATCATTAACTATGGCTAGTTCAACTTCGTTTGCATCATCAGGTACTGTATTAATTGGAAATGAGTTAATAACTTATACTGGAAACAGTGGTGGAACTTTATCTGGATTAACAAGAGGTGCAAAAGGAACAACAGCTGCAACGCATTCATCAGGTGCAACTGTAACAGATGCCTCTAATTATTTTGCATGGAATGGTGCAACATCTGGAGATATTGTAACAGCACCAGGACTATGGTCATTAGATAATTTTGGTAATAAACTTATTGCAACAATTAATGGTGGAGAAACATTTGAATGGGATTCTGATCCAACAGGTGCAACAGAAACAAGAGCAACTATACTTGCTAACGCACCAACATCATCATCTTTTAGTTTAGTATCTACACCGGATAGACACTTAATATTTTTTGGAACAGAAACAACTATTGGTACATCTTCATCAAGAGATGAAATGTTTATACGGTTTTCGGATCAAGAATCTATTAACGAAACAACATCATATGCACCTAGTGCAACTAACACTGCCGGCACACAAAGATTAGCAGATGGATCAAAAATTATAGGAGCTATTAGAGGTAGAGATGCTATTTATATTTGGACAGACACCGCGTTATTTATTATGCGTTTTGTTGGTGCACCTTTTACTTTTTCATTTCAACAAGTTGGTACAAACTGTGGATTGATCGGACAGAATGCAGCTGTTGAGGTTGATGGATCTGCATATTGGATGTCAGAAAATGGTTTTTTTAGATACACAGGTAAACTAGAATCACTACCATGTTTAGTTGAAGATCATGTTTACGATGATATTAATACAATTCCAAAACAACATATTAATGCAGGACTAAATAACTTGTTTGGAGAAGTTATGTGGTTTTATCCTAACTCTGGATCAGGAACCGTAAATAGGATGGTGTGTTATAATTATTTAGATTCAACACCAGAACGACCGGTGTGGACCACAGGAACATTAGCTAGAACTTCTTGGCAAGACTCTGCTGTATTTGGTAAACCACACGCAACAGAATACGACGATGACGGCACAACAGCTACAAGTAATAAAGATCATGTTATTGGTTGTACTGATGGCACAACAACATATTATGAACACGAAACAGGATTAGATCAAGTTAAAGAAGGTGCAACTACATCTATTACGGCAAACATACAATCAGGAGATTTTGATATAGGTCAACAAGGGCTTGCTGGTGACGGTGAGTTTATGATGAAAATTAGAAGAGTATTACCAGATTTTTTAGCACAAACAGGAGATAGTGTTGTTACATTAAATTTAAGAGACTTTCCTAATCAAACACAAGCTAGTTCATCACTTGGACCATTTACTATAACATCTAGTACAAATAAAATAGATACACGTGCACGTGCTAGATCTATATCGTTAAAAGTATCTAATAGTAGCACAAGTCAATTTTGGAAACTTGGTACATTTAGATTAGATATACAACCAGACGGAAGAAGATAATG